AGAGACATTTAAATTTATCAATTATATTGAGCGGCCTAGATGATACTACATTCTTATCAATAATATTTTCAAAGCAGTGATTAATATCATACACATTGTCAGACATTAACATCTTGCATATATTCTTATATTCATAAAAAGACAGCTCTTTAAAAAAAGCTTTGCCGTTTGTTATATCAATAGGTACTTGATTACCGATCATTAAAATAATTTATCTATAATATCGGGTAAAGGCAAGAAAAGATTATCACTTACAGTATAGTTACTATAATACCACTGTGACGTATACATATCCATTTGCTCAGCATCATATGTAAGATTTCTACTTGAAACTCCTGTAGGTACACAATTGTAAAAGTTCCAAACTTTCCTAGGTATTTGTGAAACGTTTTTATAAGACCTCGTGTATTGTACAATTGTAATGTTACATCTTGGATCCAATTCTGGTTTATTTTTACTGTCTCTTGCTACCATTCCAGCATGACTAGCCATTATAACCCATGGTCGTATAACATGATCAATAAAAGAAGAATTAGTTTCTCTAAATTGCAAAGATAAAGGGCTAAATTCTGACCTATTGCCTGAAATTCTACCTGGTATAAACCCTCTATTGTTTGGAATAGTTGCTACTGATGTCTGTAACGTATCGTCAGGTATATCCGCGCCTTGAGCAAATATGCACCCCACAACACTCTGCGCCGGGAATGATGTTAGAAAAGCTTTTGCTTTGCTAATATTGAAACCCTTTCTATCTCCTTGCGTGGGCTCTAATCCTTGAAGTATACTAGTATTTAACCCAGTGGGGAACCCGTCAATTAATACTACCCACTGCGTTCTCAATGGAATAGCCCCTACCCATGTCTCCATTGAGTTAATAAAGTAGTCTCTAAAGCTAATTAAAGGTACGCCGGGTATGTTAGTCCCAAATAAATTAATATTTGGTTGCGCTAGTGAGCCTCCTAATACTCCTCTCGTAAGATTTGAAACACCTTGGACTGCATCGTTTACTGCATTTAATATACCCATATATAATATTTAAGCAAAAAAAAGCCGTACCAAAGTACGGCTTCATTTGAAATATTTAACTACTAAGCAGTTTTTCTATAGTAGTGGTATGCAATAGTAACGGTAAACGTCTGTACAGTGCCATCAGCTGTCATATCATAACCTACTTCACCAATGCTTCTAATGCTACAACCTACTAATTGATACTGCGAAACTCTCTCTAGCTGCTTATCCAGCTGAACTAGGTCGATTACTGAATCAGCAGTTGGTGTAAAGTAGTTACCTGTTGAATCAGCATCATTAAACGTATCATTCATTACTTGTTGAAACTTATCATATAAGTTATATGATTCATCTGCTCTAAATGTTAAAGAATATCCCTCAGAACCGGTATATTTAACTGTACCAGGCACGTGGAAATCTAATCCCATATATGGTACAGCGACATCAGTAATAGTCTTACCGGGTAAAGCTGCAGTAGTTACATAAACTAAATCTTCTTCACCGATCGTAACGTCACTACCACCTCCGAAGTCTATATTTAAAACTCTAAATAGGTTATTTCTTGCGAAGTCTTTGACCTGCGCTTGTGTGTAGAAATCTTGGATTGTCTGTTTTACGTCTGCCATAGTTATTAATATTTAATCGTTAACCTATAATTTCATTAAAGTCTGTACCAGTTCTTGTCGCGTAGAAATTAACTAATATAAACTCTGCTGCTCTTACTGGCTTGAGATAAATATCAACAATTAACTCATTTTGATCAATAACATCAGGAGTATTGTTTCTTTCATCGCAGACTATCAAGTAGTCATAAACACCTTCGGTATTTTTTGCTCTTTCAAAAATAGGTGTTAATGTATTAATAACACGAGTTCTTGTTAAAAGTGTATTAGGTTCAAATACGAAATATTTTATTGTTTGCCTAGTTGACTTTTCAAGATTTAAGAACAATCTACGTACATTAATTCTATCAAATGCGGTCGGTGCAGATTGTAACGTCTTCTGCCCGAATACTGTAAAGCCATCTCCTGGGAAGAATGCGACTGGGTTAACAGAGTTCTTATAAAGATTATCTCTTTGTTTTTGCTTCGGATATAATACAATGTCGTTTACACTACCTACTCTACCTCTTGTAAAGCCTGCTGGTGCAAACCATGGTTGAAAGTTAGCATCGGTATTAGCCATTAATTCAGCAGCTGTACCAGAGAATGGCACCCAGCACTGATCGTCTAATACTGAATCATATACCTTAGACCAGCATGCATATGTTGTGGAGTAGCTTGAATTAAGGATGGATGTAAAGGCCTTGACAGGTGCACCAATATGAAGCGAGAAGTTCTTATTAGGATCTTGCAGCGTCTTATAATTAGCCCCTTGTACAAAGATCGGTCTTGGAAGATCAGCAATAAATAAGTGATCCTTTCTTCTTTTCTCTGCAAAATCATTAAACTTATTATAAATTGTTTTCCAATTATTTCTATATGTATTATTGGTAATTTTTGTAACATCCGATGTATAATAGCTTGACAATTCAATTGATGATGTTTCATCATAGTACTTACCCTCGCCGTTTTCTTCACGAGCAGCGTTAATAGTACCGAGACCACCTTCAACAGTAATATCAATATCGTATATATCAGGATTTTCAACACTATCGAGCAATCTATCTAGTTTCTTTGGAATACTACCAAGATCCTTAGTGGTACCTTTAGCATTTGGAGCGCTGTATGAACCTATTGGAAACAAGCTAGTTGCGTCTTTAGCACCAGTATCAGCTGCTATTAAATTAGTTGAAACACTAGCAGTTACTGTTGAGTTTGTCGGAAAATCAAAGCCGGCGGATAGACTAGAGAAGTTTGATGTACTTAATCCACGAGCCATTCTTATACTATTAACAGGTACACCATCTAGACCTCTCCAAGTTACATTATTTTTATGAGATAGATTCTCATTAATAATTATGGAAATATTTGGAGATTGATCTTCTTTAGTACCAAGGAAGAATGAAGTAGGTGCACCACCAGTTTGGGATTGTTGCTGACGATGGTAGTCAAAAGATCCGACATATGTTTCTGAAACTACGTAATCTAACTTAATTACATCAGATGCAAATACCGATTGTCTTAGTTTAAATAATCCGACAGAAAGAGTATCTTTAAATGCGTTGGTTGATAAATCAAACTCGGCTAGATTTTCCATTTTTTCTGATATACTATCATCCTCTTGACCGAATGTATTAGTCAGTGCAGTATTATCTGCTGATAATGCAAACCCTAAACGAGCTGTGGGTAAAGTCGTATATGAATTAGTATTGAACGCGCTCTTTGTTAAAGTCTTTGTAGAACGGATACCATCGTAGTCTGTAACGTCATTAATATTAGAGTTATCGATCGCTCCAAAGTAAAATCCTTCAAACTTTGTATTAATAGTTGTTTGACCTTTATTAAGCACGATCATAGCAGCTTGAGATAGTTTATCAAAAGAATCTATCGCGCCCGCGGAGGGTGCTGCTGTTGATGACCATGTAAATCCCTCACCTTTAAGAATATTATTATATTGAGTCTCAGTTAATTCAAAGTGCGCAGGTGCACCTAAAGTATATACCACTGGTACAGGGTCTCCGTTAGAGTATAGTGGTTGATCGTAAGATGTTAAAGTTGCACTGTTGATATCATTCCCTACCGCGGATAACGTTACTGGGATAGCTGGATATGCTAATGCACCGTATGAGTTACCAAAGCCTGCCCCGGAGTCTGAACCGTAGGGTAGTCTATATGTTAAAATATTAGCTTGAGAATTGAATATTGGCTTTACAGTATGGTAAAAATATCTTTCAGCAGGAGTCGTTGGTACTCCGTAAATTTGCTCAAATTCGCTTAAACTTGTAACTTGAATGACCTCATCAGTAGGTCCTCTATCTGCAAAACCGGTAGCTAACACAGTTGTACCGGTAGCTATATTCGGTCTTAAACTTAAATCGATTTCATTAATCTCTACACCAGGTGATTGAATTGTACGTCCCATAATATTATTTATGGTTTTTAGTGACAAAAATTTACAATAGCTCTACTAATAACTGAGAGAAGGCAAATTGAAACGATGTTTCGATTTCATTC